CGAATTGAAACAAAAATACAATATAATGAATACAAAACAGTTACCTGAAATATCTAGATTTGACCCCCAAGCATTAGCAATGTGTATGCGTCCAGGGCAAGTTTGTAAATTTAAACGTGAAAGTTCCACCGCATTATTTTATGATTATTATCGTATTTGTGTCTAAAAAAATAAATTTATAATATAAACAAACAATGGCTACATTAAACGTGAATATTGGTTATGATATGAAGGATTTTTTTTACGTTAATGCTATAAAAGCAAAAGATATGCCAACCGAAGGACAATGCGAAGAAATATTAAATAAAGTGTATGACCCGGAAATGTGTAAAGGTGAAGAGTTTGGTAATAATCGTAAAGAATGTTTAGGTAGGCAATTATGTAAGAATAAAGACCTATCAGATACCATACTTGACATACAACAAATACACAGTGGGTCAGACGGAAAATACAAAGATTCACAAAGCATATTTAATCGTGAGCTGTTTAAAACCGCAAATCTGTCTATTGGTATTGTTGGACTTATGGTTTTAATATACCGGTTTAGAAAAGTATAAAATATATTACTAGTATAACTAACATTCTAATAGTAATATGGATAACAAAGACGAAGAGGAAAAATGGTTTAAGAATATAAACAAATCCGATACAGGTGCCATTGTAGATATTATTCCATCTGAGAATGTGCGATTACGAGCATCGAGTAGTAATCCCGGTCATATCGTAAGAAATTTAACTGATAATAATCCTTCTACAAAATGGGTAAGTAATTACACTATAGGAACCTATAAAGATGAGTTTTACACAAATCGGAAAATAACAAAGGGAGATTATTCAAGGGGTCAAATTGTAAATGATGGTAAAAACCGAAAATTAGCGTATGATAATCAGAAACAAAAAGAAATATTACGGAATAAGATAATTTCTTTAAAAAATAAAATGAATAAACAGGTAGAAATTTATAATAATAATAAAAAAAGAATCAAAATGGTAGAACCAAAAACTCAGAAAGATTTTAAAAAAAAAATTAAATATAAATACAAAGAACGTTACCACTATTATTTGTGGTTTTGGAGAACACGAACCAGAATAGGCACAAAATGGGTAAATGATACAGCAAAATATAACCAATACTTAAAATCTAATGATACTATGATTAGAGAACTAAAAAATATAGGTAACAACATTTATAGAGTTAAAAACAGTTTTAAAATAGAGGATGCGAAATTAAAGGCACAGCTAAACGACATTCCAAGTATAGATGTGAATAGTTTGCCGGTAAAAGTCACAAATGATGGAAAATATATAGGTAATACAAAAACAATATTATCAAACAATTCAACTATAAATGGTGAATGGGTAGAAGTAGAAATACCAAATACGGTAGTCGTAAAGAAATATGAACTTTTACCGGGTAAGCGGGATGGAACAACTGAATTTACCCCATTTCCAAAGGATTTTTACATAGTTGCATCAAATGATACTAACAAATGGGAAATACTGGATAGCCATTTTGATTATAATCCAGTGTATAATACCAATAATTCACCAATTGTATTTAACATAGATAATAAAAAAAAATATAAATATATTCGGCTGGTAATATCATCATTGAATAGCGCCCAAACTGGATTTCACGGATTGGGTGCTACGTCATTATCAGTTTTTAACATAATCGGGCATCGGTGTTATACATTAAATAAATCCTGTGAAACTTTCCAATCATATAGTAATAAGAACAATAATATGTCAAAAATAGAAGGATTAACAATGATGGATGCAAATATAAATGTTTTAGCAGATTTAAAAGAATTTAATGAAAAATATCAGAAATACGTAAAATGCACTGATATAACTTTACCCGATACGGTTAAATTAAATTGCACTACCGAGGATAGAAATATTCAAACAGTAAATGACATATATGATAAATTAATGGATAATGGAAGCATACAAAAGTTACAAGAAGCACCTTTAAATAAATATATAAAACCCGCAGAGTATGAGGAAAATCATAAAAAGATATTAGGAACTCATAATGAAATAATACCACTAAGAAAAGAACTGGATTCAAAAATGAAACAGTTAATGAACGATGAAGATAATATTAATGCTGATTATAGAGAAAAGTATGATACGACTATGTATTATAGTTTAGTATTGTCGGTTGTATTAACATCATCTTTATTTTTCATTTTCAAGAAACTATAATTCGGACATCGTTTTGTAAAATTACGAAAAGTTTTGTATGCCTATAGTATAAAACGATGTCATCTACAAACATAATACAAGCAATACCACTACCAAACATAACATTATCTAGTATGAAGTCAGGACAATCTGGAATAGATAATAAATCAATTAAGGGATATGAACCTAATGGAAAATATGTAATCAAAACTTCATCAAATTATAATGACAATACACAAGGATTTAACGCATTTAATGAAACTACAAATACGTACTGGGAATGTGACAATGTAAATAATAATAACACAAGTATGACAAAAAATTATTCCAAATATACTCAGACCCCCTACTCGGGAATTACACCATCAAGTTATTTAGGTGGAGGTTCAGAAAATAATACGTGGAGCACAAAAGTTGGTCCTAATAAGAACAAAACTGAAATACCTGGTGAGTGGATAGAGATTAAGTTGCCATATAAACTGTATTTAACTAGTTATTCAATTACAACACCTACATTTGAAGCAACAAATACTTTTCCTAAAAAATTTACATTGGTTTCTTCTAATGATGGAGAATCGTGGGATTATGTAGACCAACAACTTATAAATAAAGACGAAATGCCAAGTAAAACCGTGCCTAGAAAACCATTTGATGTAACTTCATATAATAAATATTCTTATTTCCGTTTGATTATAACACAGATGGGTGATAAAATGTCAAAGCTACGTATTAGTAACATAAAGTTGAATGGAACCACTGAATTGGATAGTGTTCCAGAAACGTTTTCTACATTACATCGGTCAATTGAAGGAGTTACTAACAAATACAATAAGCAAAATGATTATAGATTAGAAGGAGCTGATTTATACAGACCAACTTACGCTAATTATCTTGATAATAATTTAGAAACAGACGTCCATCCACCAAAAGAAAGAAAAACAAAAAACGCACCAAATATGTTTTTAAATAACATAACAAACACCGCTTCTGATGTATTGTTATATACTGGTTTACTTACTGGAGTAGTCGTATCAGGTATTATTCTGATGAATATAGCAAAACGATAATTTCATAAAATATATTATCCATTCATATTATAACAACAATTATACTATGAGTGATTTTAACGAGAATGGAAAACAAATATCTAACTATACCGCATATTCTGATTATGAAGTAAATAAAAAACCACAAGAATTATTAGGTCCAAGCGTCGTGGAATTAAAGGAACACCAACGTAAAATGTTCGAAGGATTTAAACAATCGAATGAACGAGATGAGAACACGCCCGTAAAGAAATTCATTAACGAACAACAAATACAACCTTTAGAGAAATTAGAAAAAGATTATATAAAGAAACTTAATACAATTAATAAAAACTATAACAATTTAGATTCTGAACTAAACGCGATTACAAATAACGATAAAACTGGAATACGCGATAAATTAATGAACGAGGATAAATATGGTGACTATTTATCAACCGAATTAGAACAACAAAAAGACGTTTCTGATGTTAGATTAGATGATACAAAGGATTTAATCCAGTATAATAATTCTATTTTTAATTTAGGAGTGGTAACTGCGGCTACTTTATTAGTAGCTGGTATAGTGATAGCAAGAGAATAAAATATATAATATTTTGATAATATATATTTCCAAAAAATGAGTAAGAATACTGATTTAAATGGATTAGTAGCATTACAAAAAAATTATCTGAATATTCTTGATAATAAACAAGATGACCCCGAGTTTTCAAATAAGATAAATGAATTACAATCTCAATTAGAGGACGCACATAAGTCATTTAAAGATGCGGATGTATCAAGTGAACACGTATTAACCCATCAGGAAGAGGTGGCTGACATTGTAGACACTGAAAAGGATAGATTAATGCAGAAGAAGCAATCTATAGATAATGCTTTAGTCGGAAAACAGCGCGAGATTGAATTAAATGATAGTTACCAGAAAAAACAAGCTGAATATAACAAGATAAAATTCGCGTGGGTAATCGCTTTAGCCATAGTTGTAGTATCAATAATCTTAAAGAATCAGCTTACATTTTTTCCTTCGTTCCTATTTGATTTGATAACTATGATCGTATTATTTGGTGCTTCCATTTATACGATAAAAGTGTTTATTGATGTATCCAGACGTGAAAAAATAAATTTCAACAAGTTAAATTTACCTGACCCTGCTGCTCGCACCCAAGCTGAATTACAAGATGCGGCTAAAGCTGCTGCCAAGGAAGAAGGTGGCGATTTACTAGGTGGAATGAATTTATATGGTTGTGTAGGCACTTATTGCTGTAGCCCTGGTACTAAATGGGATACTGGTATTTCAAAATGCGTTCACGATAGTGAATATGATGTGAATAAAATCCAAGATGAAAGCAGTTCCGAAGAGTTTAATACAATGGTAAATAGCTCTAATACAAAAAACCGAAGAATCAATATAAATAATGTAAAAGAGAACTATGCGAACGAATATGATAATTATTCAAAATTATAGTTATTTTTATCCCATGATATAGTAAGTATAATATCATATCATGGGAGGAGGACCATCACGACAAACACTCAATTACCGAAAAAACGCTTTACGGAGGTATGATAGATATAATTCTGATATTCAATCAAAAATTAATGCGATTACTCCTATTAGAGATGAGTTACGACAGAAAATAGATACAATGAACGATGAAATAGATCAATTAAATACTGATATTAGTAAACTAGAAAAAACTACCACTTCAAATAGAAAAACAAAAACTTCTTTAGCAAGTGAAAAAACGAGGTTGGAAAAAGATTTGAAAAGTGCGAAGTATTTATTAAAGACGGTAGACCAAGCAATAGATGAAATAACAAAATACGGGAATATTCAGAAACGAACACAAGACTTTTTTGATAAGGAATATGAAGTTCTTTATACAAAAGTAATGACTCGACAACAATTAAAACAAAATGACTATATAAATCGTAATGAAACATTAGAACGTGCGATAAAACAATTTAACCAAAATTTTAGTAATGATTATAGAAATACTGAATACCAAGAAAATCATACCGCATATTTTGTAACATTAAATTCACAATTTTGGTGGGTATATTACATTTTATGCTTAATCCTATTATACCAAATAGTTTATATACAGAATGAAATGAACTTGAAAACAAAAGTTATATTGGGAATTATTTTAACATTATATCCATTATCATACCGAATATATGATTTAGTCGGAACTAAAAAATAACACTATAGTATAGAATATAGTAAATATGGAATTTAATAGAATAATTGAAGGATACAGTGATAATGCCGTGCGTAGTTCAAGCACCTATCTAAGTAAATTGAGGTCAAAGATGGACCAGAAACGCAGACTTACTAGTAAATTACAGACAACGACCAAAGAACGTAATAAACTACAAACAAAATATGAAAATACGTATAATGACTATATCATAGATGACCCAAATTTAAAACTTACAAAAGCAGAAAAGGAAAGGGTTCTTTCGATTTTAAAAAAACAAATAAAAGAATTAGAAAAGGAAATCGCCAACTTAAAATATGATATTAAATCTATCAATGCTGAATCAGACATGAAATATAACAATAAGTTGATACCTGCCCAAAAGGATTTTGTTAAAAGAAAAGAAGTGACAGACAATAAATTAGATGAAATTTTACCATTAAAAAAGAAAGAGAACGGCGAAGCAAAAAATTACTTTAACTTGCTTATTTCACAAAATGAAGAAGTATTAAACGCAATTGTAGGCAAAAAAAATGATCTCACTACTGCGGATAGAAGATATGTTATAAATGATACGAAACATCCATATTATGTAACGTTAAATCGCGGATTATTGTTTTTGTATATTATTGTAGCATTATATGTTATTTATAAAGTGATGTTTGGTATGATTACACAAAACATTTATGGTAAATTAATAATAGTGCTGTTAATTTCATTATATCCTATTTACATATTTGGTTTAGAAAAATCCATTTATAATCAATATCTATTTATTAAAGCTATGTTACGAGCTGAGCCATATATCCCTACAAAATAAAAAATATATATTTTAATTTATCCAAAATATATACTTACCTAAAATTGTTATTTATTTACTACTTTACAGGCCATTGATAGTATCATTATCTAGGCTATTTTTTATAATATCGTCATCATCCATATCTTCGTTGGATTCGTATTTAATCTCAACACCGAACCATTTTGACGCACGGTTCTTTCCAAAGCATCTATCCATATATTCGTGTAGGTCCTTGGGTGAAGGCCCTCTTCCACCATAGTTCGTCTCATACCATCGTGAAAACTCATTATTGAGCTCCGATTTCTGAACGCACGCACTAGAGTTGCTGCGTAATACACATTCCTCAACGAACTCGGATAGGTAATCTTGGCTCTTTCTGTATTCATTGCTCTTCTGTAACACGATGTCACAGTCATTAACCAGACCTTTCGTGTTAGATGCGCGTTCCACCAACATTGCTAGAAACACTTCTTTCCAAGCATCAAACTTCTCGTCAATTGACTTGTCAATGAGAAACTGGAAAGGCTTCTCTCTGTCACCTTCAACCGGGTTTTCTGTGAAGAGCGACTTGAATGGAACTGCTCTAATACGACGCCACGTACCGTGGTCGTTACTCTTGATACCCATTAGAACATTACACGTAACAACTAGTTTAAATTGTGGCAAGAATGAGATTGTCTGAGGCATATATGGAGCTCTACCTTGGATAGGGTCCTTTCCACTGGTTAATTGTTTCATAATGCCTTCATTGATTATGTCACCTTTAGACGGCTCCTGCATGACTGCGAAACGTTTTCCCTTTAATTGGACTATTTCCGGTGCTAATCCACCAACCTTACCACGTCTATCAGTTACTAATGTAAGTGGCACATCACCCTTGTAATCACCAAGAACAACCTCCATTAGATTAACTAATACCGATTTTCCATTTTGACCGCCACCAATATACATATTAAATGTTTGATTTGTAGATGTTCCTAAGAGTGTCGATGCCAAATGATCCCACATATATTCACATAGCGATTTCTCTGGAAACAGCTGGTCCATAAATATAGTAATTTCGTTGACCTTACTTCCGTGTTTTACTGTATCAAGTGGCCTATAATCAATGTTGGTTGACATTGAGATATTGTCCTCTGGAATACCATTTCGAAATAAGTTCTCTTTAAAGTCATATACTCCATTCTTACAACAAAGTAGATGGGGATTTACATCAAGCTTTCCTAAGAAATCACCATCATAAAACAACTCCTTCGCCTCCTTCATAATATGATCTTTATCGCTGGTTTGTGCTAACTTCTGAGAGATATTAATAGCTCGTTGTTGGATTACGCGATGAAGTTCATTCTGTTCTGCGATAGGCTCATCGTCATCTGTGCGATTACTTTGTGGTTCATTGTTATGCATATATTGAACTGCTTTATTTCTATAACGCTCTCTTAATGGACCAGATATCGTCTTTCTGAGAGTAGTTCCTGAATCTAGGTCGTGCCAACGATGATTTTTATAGACCATCCACATATTATTTTTAACACTGGTACACACGTATGTATGTTTACACATTTGATACAAGACCCACGCCAAATCCCAATCTCCACAACCAGATTTTTCATTATTCTTACCTTTACCGCCACTTATCTTAAGGCTTTGTTCTACGTGATAATCTAATGAGTTATTCATAATACGGCTATATTCTTCCGGCGCATCGGTCTTCGCCCAATGATATAACGACCTCTTTGTAATACCGTCATTTGGACGTCTGTCAAAACCGCGCCATTTCTCACATAATTCGGGGATACTACCAAAATCAAAGGTAGATGATTTCGCACTAAACGCAATCCATACAATTAGCAATCGATTACTTATGTTCTTAAGACACCACCCAACCTTCATCCACTTCAGGTATGACCCAGATTCATAATATGAAGGTGGCAATATCATTACATAATCATAAGAGTCTTTGAGGTCGTAATCCAATTGAGAGCTCAGTGATGATTCTAAAAATACTTGAATCATCATATCCAGCTCATCTTGTGTCTTAATATTAGCTATATTTAAGTCTTCGATAACTGGTATATCTTGAACGGTCATACTAGACAGATTTTTTGACGAGGAACCTACTCGCTTGATATTATTCTGCCTATCATATTCATCCCTTTCCTTTAGAAACGAAGACTTCAAGAATAATGATGGATGATTTTCATTACGAACGGATAGCTCGTTTATATTTTTATTCACATCAAATGATTGTAATGGAATCTCTTTGCGCATAAACTCACCATCAGTGTCATCAAACGATACGTTATATATACGAGTAACCTTATATCTATCATTGTTAGGCTTTCTTGAACCATATAATTGCCAATTAACGGTTCCGTCTGTAATACCCTTATCGAATACATCTTCAAATGAATTTGTAATAGGGAGATCTCCCCAAGCATCAGCAACTAACGGAATCACTTTATTGCGAATAATTTTTTGTGTATTTCGGTCGGTCTTTAATCCGAAAATCAAATGAATACCATCTTTGGTACAATTTTTATCTTTCACTCGATTTACAGTAGGCTTCTGTAACACATATATATTGAAATCACAGGTGCTATCCACCTGAAATATGGACTTGAACTCATCCAGATAGATATCAATCATATCCTCAACGTGTCCGTCAGTATATTGACGCTCATCTATATCATAATCGTGACGTAAGTCAATATCAACCAACATAGGTCCATTATCAACTAGCTGTTTCTCGGTGAGATACTCCTTTTTGTTTGAAGACAAAATATCTCGAATGTATAAATTAAGGAATAACTCATAATCTTCGGGAGGTATGGAATATGAGCCACCATAAATGTTATCATCCTTGCTTCCAATCCGTGTATTTGTAATTTCTTTATTTGTATTATTTTCACCCTTTTTTAGCTGATGCTTCATCATAAAGTCTTGAAACCCAGCATATTTGACACTGATTGGTGGTTTAGATTTTGAAGACGACCCATTAGCGATAGATTTCTCCATCTCCATCTCGTTTGATATATTGTTGATATATTTTTATCCTCTTTTGATTTATATATTCCTGCTTTCAATTTTCTATCACCATGTATATTTAGGTATACCATTTACGGTCATATATTATATGATAAATATGGAACATACGTGTGGCTAATATTACTAAATGATTTTGTAAAAATTGAATTAATGTATCTCCAACAATATCACTTAAATAAATTATACTTCAGTAGTATATAAAATGAAGTTTTGCGAAAAGTGTGATAATATGTACTACATTGGGATTAATAAGAATAATCCCAATGAGTTAACGTATTACTGTCGTAATTGTAAACATGTTGACGAAACCATCACTCAAGAAGGTATCTGTGTAACAAATACTCAATTAAAGAAAGGAACCCACGAATTTAACCACTTATTTAATGAATATACGAAATTGGACCCCACCCTTCCGCGGTTGTATAATATTCAATGTCCGAATGATGAATGTAAAACCGAACACGGTGTTATTTATATTCGGTATGATAATGATAATTTAAAATATTTGTATATATGCGCGGATTGTGATACAAAATGGAAAACTGATGAACGTAAATAATCAAATACACGAATAAAAAATTGAAAATCTAGATGATAAATAACTATTTAGAAAAATTACATTATCTAATAATATAATAACTAATATGGACGCCGACGATTATGTTCCCAGTGATAACGAAGATATTTCCAGTGAGATTGAAGATAATGATGATATGTCAGTAGAATTGAATAAACCGATTAAAACAGTCCCAATACCAATAGACGATGATGATGCGATAGCTGCTGATGATATAGACGATGACGATGATGATGATAGTATTGAATCAGATATGGAAGATTATGGCGAAGAAGATATTCTAGACCGTGATGACAAAGATGAAAATATGGTATCTAGCAAATTTACAATGGATGAGTATGGGTCCGATGATGATTCAGACAATGATTCGGAGGATGATGATTTACAAAAGTTTAACGAAACTGATAAAGATGATATTATTACTAACTTCCACCCAGAATTACACAGTCATAATTATGATGAAATACAAACAATGGCTAAAGTCGCACGTGATAACAATGGAACTATTGTAGACCCTTTACATAAGACATTGCCATTTGTTACAAAATATGAAAAGGCACGAATATTAGGAGAACGAGCAAAACAATTGAACGCAGGTGCACAAACATTCGTAGAAGTAGATGATAATGTGATTGATGGCTATCTAATCGCATTAAAAGAGTTTGAAGAAAAAAAGGTTCCATTTATTATTAAACGCCCTTTACCAAATGGTGGATGTGAATATTGGAAGTTATCAGATTTAGAGATATTAGTATAAACACAAACAGAAAAAGAAAAAAAATATCTTGTTTTTTCTTTTTCTAAAAAGCAATATAGAAATAGCCATATAAGTAATGTAATGTCACAAAATAACAATAATAAACGAATTATACACTGTTCTTTTTGTGATGATGAAGGACACTCAATCAGTTCTTGTCAAGACCCTCGTATTGATATTGTAGTTAAAGATTTTGAAGAATCTATTTCATTGGACATGGAATGTAATTTTAAAATGAAATACGCAAAATATGTTATGAATTCACTATATAATATTTCCGATATTCGAATATTAGGCTATCAAAAAGGATTATCTATGAATAAGACATCCAAAGATATGTTTATAAATGAAGTATTGGATGAATATTATGATAAAAAAGATACTAAATATGATGATATTTTTACTGGGTTTAACGAGACCGAATTATTAGACTTCGCAAAAGACATATCTAAAAATTCAAAACAATGGAACTCTCGTAAACTATCTCTACCAAAAGTAAAAAAACTATTGGGTATTAAACAGAATGACCTCGTGTTACACGAAAACAATAAGCAAAAATATAAAACTGTATCATCGTCATTAATAGCTGTTGATAATTCGAATGATGAAGAAATGCTTAATTATGAGTTTCAGTATTTTTTACTACCATTAGTAAACGAACAATCCTTTCGTGATTTATCTCCAGCATTAAAAAAAGGATTAAATTATATGTATTTTTTATCATTTGGAGCATTAGTTATGAATGCCTATATTATTTACACCCAGTATTAGACCACTACCATTATGACTTCCAATTCTTACCACAATCCAAACACGTTATGAAAATTGTAGCCGGTTCATCCGCACTTCGTGTTTGTAATTCATAATAAGTACATCTTTTTGATTTACACTTCTTGCAAGTAAACATATCAGTTGATGCTTGTATATTGTTGGTGTATTTGCTTGCGTCACGCATTACTTTCTGTTCGATTAAAGTCCTCCATTGTGAAGGATTCATTTCCTGATGAGTCATCGACGCAATATTGAGTGGAGTAACCTCCCCATTTTTAATTCGGTTTAAAAATGATGTATCTTTTAAGTTGATATAAATACTTCTCAATCTATCCAAATAGATTTGTACGAAACGTGGGTTTTCCCACTTTTTTATAATTTTTTTACTAGATGCCTCTTTTAACGAATAGTTAAACACTCCTCGTTCTACATTTACACATAATGTATCATCTTCAATAATCGCATTCAACTTATTTGAAATGTTTGTACGGAATTCAGTCGGGTTAGCAATATTACGCATTGTGTAAATAATATAATGTGTTATAGTATTTACCGTTTATATAATTTCAATTTTTCTAATATTATAGATACTCTTCTTCTTCTAATTCATTTGTATATTCACTATCGTCAGTATCAGATGTATTAAAAACAGTAGGTGCTTTGGCACATCGACGTGGTGTTTTTGGTGGTATAATTCGCTTTCTTTTATTTGGAATAGATATTTCACTATCACTTTCATCGCCATAACTGTCGGCTTCATCAAAGTCATCGTCGACTATGAAATCATCCTTTACATACCCACTTTTGGTCTTGGGTAAATCTTCATCCTCGTCTTCACTTTCGTCTGAATCTTCCTCACCCAAATCATCAAATCCCCCATACAAATGATTATATATACTATTCCATTCAGAAGAGGTCAGATTTTTTGGAACATCATTTACCTTATTAACTAAGACACAACTACCGAAAAATAACGTATTATCAATAGGTGGTGGAAATTCATATTTATTTTCTTGATTAGCTCTACCTACTAATTTACCATAGATGTGAATGTTATATGTTACGTTCTTTACCTTAATATTTTTCCATACTGACTGAACTTTGAAATCAGTGGATGCCTTAAATCCGCCTTTTTTATAAAGTTCATTTTCATCATACGATTTCACCTTTAGTTCCTTAACATTTCCTCCCTTCTCAATAATAATAATAGAAACTGATGTCATAATATACAACTTATATGTTATAGATTTTATACCCTTTACAAATTACTAATATAAGTGTCGTAAAATTATATAAAATCTTTTGTTGTAGTTGTGTATACCAATAAAGAATATGTTATCAAACCCTATAATATCTTTTTTGATTAAAATAATTATATCGGTTGTTATAATTTATACATTACAATGCGGGTTTGAATACCTGAAATCTACATATACCAAGCCAAAAGTTAAGGATTTAGTGAATACTCAAATTAAGAAATACAGGGAAATAATGACTGAAATAAATAATCCTATTGAAAAAGAGTGTGAAGAAGTTACAGATGAAACAAATGAAGTTTTTAATAAACAAATAAATGTAAATGATATGAATAACGAACTATTGTCTTTTATGAATTCACAAACACAGCAATATGTAACTGAACCATAACTATATTTGCAAACCTATATAAAAATAAATCTACAATCAGTATAATGCCAGAATTAAATCCCGCACAGATAAGCAGATTATCTGATAGATTTCCTGAATTTGAACTTTCGTATGAAACTATTTCACATACGAAAGTTTCGTCCGCATATAATGTAGTTACTGCTATACCTAATGGGAAAAAAGTGTTTTTATGGTTTACATTTTACAAAGATAAAGATGTATGTTATTTGTTTGAATTAAATAGAGAAAAACGTATTACTAAAGGGAAAATGCTAAATTTGGGGTTTAATTTCAAACTGTCGTTAGGCACTGTATTGTATGGTTCGTGTGTAGTTAATGAACTGAATGAATTAAAGGCCATTGTTGTTGATGATATCTTATACTATAAAGGGTTACTACTCAAAAATACACCTACAATACAAAAATTATCCATGTTAAATAAAACATGTAACGATATTACAAAACAAGACCCTCATCATCCCGTATATTGTAGTGTTTTTTGGGAAGTTAGCATAGATAATAATGCGGTTGAATATCCAAATACAATTTCAAGTGATATTTTTCAAAGTATACCTTACAACATTCATCATATTCAATATAGATGCTGTCATGAAAAAAAACCATTTGTCAATATCTTTATTCATAAAAAATTAAATGTGGTAAGTTTACCATCTGCCAAACGACATTTTACAAATCCACTAGATGATATTGATTTGACACCATTTAGAATGGCGCAACATAAATCACAATATCGTTATCCGACTATATTTCAGATAATGGCAGACATTCAAACTGATATATACCATCTTTTTATTTATGGACGAAGCAATCAACGCGTGTATTATAATGTTGCATACATACCTGACTATAAAACTAGTGTATTTATGAATTCATTATTCCGCAAGATTCGTGAAAATGATAATTTAGATTATATTGAAGAAAGCGACGATGAAGATGATTTCCAGAATATAGACGAAGACAAATACGTCGACGTAAATAAGGTATTATATATGGAATGTAATTTTCATATGAAGTTTAAACGATGGGTTCCAAGTCGGGTTGTTAGTCGTAGGGAAAAAATAGTACATGTGAGTCAACTTTAATTTTTAGATTGACGGGCAATTCTATCATCATGCATTTGTTGTAACTTTCGTCTATGTTCTAATACTTTTTTTGTAACTTGTGTTTGTAGTCTAGCATCATGGATTTGTTGTAAATGTCTTCTATATGATAATACTTTATGTTGGATTTCTTCATTTTGTTTATTAATAGATTCGACAATATTGACTGCACGAGCTTTCATTTCTGATTCTTTCTTTCTTTTTATTTCTTTTCTTTTTCGGTTCCATTCCTCTTCATTCTTTACATTCTTAAAAATGTCTAAGGTTGATGTTATTTGCGGATGCTGTTCTTTATTTTTATGGCTTAATTCACGGGCTTCCATTTCTAATTCTTTTTTTCGTTTTATTTCTTCTTTCTTTTGTTTCCATTCATCTTCATTTTCTATACCATTGAAGACATCTATAGTTTCTATCGTTTTATTTAATCGCTCTTTAATTCTTTTTTTTTGTAGTTCTTCGTACTCTTTTATTTTTGCTAATTTATTTACTGTTAACATTATTTATTATATACTGATAATATATAATGTCGGGAACTGGAATTACAAACTTCGTATTCGCTGAAGGTAATGTTTTACCTAACACGGTAACTACTGCTACTTCGGGTGGTGACAATATCAATGTATTTAAGGCAAATTTTGAGCCTACACAAACTGGTGGAAAGATACATCGCAAATCGTATGGTAAAAAACGCAAATCTATGCGTAAAATAAAAAAAAATAAGAGCAAGAAAAATAAGTCACGTAAGAATACTCGTCGGAATAGACGGAAATAATTTGTTATAATAATAACTTAAATATGTTATTATTATTATTATTATGAATCATTTAATAGAACCTGATGGAAGTGGTGTTTTTATACAAGTTGGAGCTGGTGCAGGAGACTTAGATCCAAGAGCTAATTATAGAGATGGATTTACTGAATTTATAAAAAGTTTACCAAAACATAGAATAAAAAAAATTATATTGATTGAACCAAATCCTTTAAATATTCCGCATCTTCGTGAATGTTGGAAAGACTATCCAGAAGCCACTATTATTGAAATAGCAATAATTCCAAAAAACATTCAACGAGATAAACTTAATCTATATTATTGTCCGGATGATAAACCACATTATCAAGTGGCGTCAATAAACAAAGAACATGTTGAAAATCATTATGGTAAAGATTGTGTTATAAATACATTTGAAATTAATACAGAATATCTTGAGAGTTTAATTAATAAATATACTACACAAGAAATAGAATTATTATCACTCGACATAGAAGGTATTGATGATATAGTGTTATTAGATTTAAATTTTAATAACATACATGTAAAATATATCTCATTCGAATATTTACACTTAGGTAATAATAAACAAAATGTTATAGCTCATATGAATAGTAATAACTTTGAATATGTAGGTAATGGGTGTGATTATAATGGGTATGATTGGTTATATAAAAAGAAAGATACTCAAATACAGTTATATCCTATAACATTTTCTATACCTGAAGAAAAAATAGTGGATACAATTCAGCATAAAACTAAATTCGTTTCTTCGTTAATTCCAGGAGATACAAGCACTTATATATACGATAACGAAACTGACTACTATAATGAATATAAACAATCCGTGTTTGCGATAACTATTAAAAAATCAGGATGGGATTGTATGCGTCATTATGAAATATTAGCAAATGGTACTATTCCTTATTTTCCTGATATAGAGGACTGCCCCCCAAATACTATGGCACTTTTACCCAAAAATTTAATAATTGAAGGTAATTCATTATACAATAAGTATAAAAATCAAGATAAACTTTCACAAGAAGATATGAATGATTGTTATAATCTAATTAGTAGATTATTAAACTATACACGAACTCATTTGACTACAAATAAAATAGCAAAATATATATTAAATAAAACAGGCAATGGGGACGTTAAGAATATATTATATTTATCGGCGAGTATTTCACCAGACTATTTGCGATGCGTAACCCTTCATGGTTTTAAAGAACGGTTCGGTGATAAATGTCATGATTATCCAAAAATACCACATATTTATAAATCAAATGATATAGATTATACACAATTGTACGGAAAGGGTATTACTTATACGAATTTATTAGAACCAGAATTACGTAATGACGAATTAGATTCTACGATTGAAGAAGATATACAAAATAAAAAATATGATATTGTAATTTATGGTTCTTATCAACGAGGAATGCTAGGATACGATATTGTAAGTAAATATTATAATCCTAATGAAATTATTTTATTATGTGGCGAGGACGAACATAATTGCGATTATCAACAATGGTTAAATAAAGGGCATCATGTGTTTGTTAGGGAATTATAGTATTACACCGTCTTCAGACTATCAAATATCGAAGTGTCAAGCAAACACTTCGCACCTTTTAATCTCGTTAAATGATTGTCATCATCGTCTTCGTCATCTACTGTTTCAGCATCATTCTTTAATTCTTTGGGTTCAAATACCCATTTCCACGTTTTATCGGTATTCCATTCCAAACTCATTCCCTCATATTTATCTCCATCTATTTGACGGATACGATAATTACATTTTTTATAAAATCGTCTTCGTTGGACCCATTGTTTTTGGAATAAATCGTGACTATCTACAATATCTACAACTATCGGATTGTTTCCCTTTACACGTAATATGCGCCCAACCGATTGGGTAATATCCGTTTTAGGGGTAACCATAATTAACGATGAAAGAGTCTTTATATCAAGTGCTTCAGCTGCCATCGCATAAGTTGCTAATACAATTTTTTTAGATTCGGTAGTTTGTAAATCATTTTGTTTCATTCCACCTACATAATATCCTATTGTTGCCAATTCACGATGACAAATACCTTCATATAGATACTTTAATAATGAGCGATTATGACATAAAATCATTATTTGTTTTGATTCATCTTCTTTTAATAAATCACTAACTACTTTAATTATAAAGTCACTACGTGGTCCGTAATTACATAATTTGGATATCATAGTGCTATATTTGGGATTTCCGCGAAAATCATATTCTATTTCATTAAATTCGGTATCTCTGGAAGTATAATTTACCGCACGAACACATACAACATCATCGTCTTTTCTTCCTTCGCTATATATCTTATCACCAATATACATATACAACACTTTGGTTAACTTATCTTTTCTATCTACTGTTGCTGATATACCAAGCATATATGGGGTTACTGTTTTGAATAATGTTTTTGAAAATTGTTCGCTACCGATACGATGAACCTCATCAATAACAGTTAGCCCAAATGAAGTAAACGCATTAGCACCCAAGTCCTTATCATATAACGTTTGAAGCATACCTATTACTATATCTTTTCCTTCTATATCAAATACCTTACCTTGAATTTTTCCTATTTTCGCACTTGGTAAAAAGTCATTTATACGTTCTATCCATTGGTTCATCAAGAATTCTTTATGCACGATAATCAGTGTCTTCTTTTTAATATCCGAAATCATTTTTAAAGCACAAATAGTTTTTCCAAATCCACACGGAAGCTCGAGTATACCACCATTCCCATTTATATCATTTCCACAGCATATAGGGGTATTTATATGATTCATATACACACTTATCACGTTTTTTTGATAATCACGAACTGTTTTTGTAAATTCAACATCTATATCATCACCTTCCTCTATTTCTGACTTGTCTGGCAGTCCATAACGTTTGATTCCGTAAAATCTTGGTATGTAAAATTTATTTGCGTTTTCGCGAAATACGTGAAACGCACCTACGTCTGTATTTTGATTCGCACCAAATACAAATGGTTTTACATATAACTCATCGCGAAGGATTTCTTCATCTTCTTTTGAAATTACGGACTTAGGAATAGTATATCCTTTCTTACCAAGATATGCGGATTTCCTCACAATTTCTTTGTAATCATCCGTTATTTTTACTTCTGTAACTTTAGGCTTTGGCGGTTGTCTTTTTCTGTTGTATGGTTGTCTAAATCCACGCATTATTTGAATTATATATATTAACGTAACTTTAGGATATTTCAATTTTGTAGGTTATTTACTTGGAATAAACGGGTGAAAAATATAATAGTATTCTATACTATACAAAAATGAAGTTTTTATCTTTTATGGATTCTCTTACTAATGTTGAAACTGCGGTTATTGTCATGCTTATTTCCTATCTAGCACTCCCAATTCAACTCCCCGATATGTTTGCTAATATGGTTGATTCCCCTATGGGAACAATTGGTATTTTCATTCTTTCTGTCTACTTATTTTTCAACGCAAACCCATTAGTTGCGGTTTTGTTCGTATTCGTCGCATATGAGATGTTCCGTCGTAGTAGCAACGCAACTGGAAAAGCCGCTATGATTAAATACACTCCTACCCAGGCAAGAAAAGACGATAAGATGAAGAAAATGAACCCTGTCAAAACTGTTTCTTTAGAAGAGGAAGTCGTAAATGAAATGGCACCTGTAGGAAAGAGCGATGTTAGTGTATTCACCACATCTACTTACAAGCCTGTTGCTGAGAATGTCGGAAGCGCATCTATGTTCTAAGCCAACTTACTTGTTTTTACATCATATAGCAAGTTATATGATGTAACTATAATTTATGAAAATTAGGATGGAGTGACTTTAACTTGTGCATTAAACTTTTTCTTTAAACCGATTATTATACTTACCACCGCAAATACTCCTGCAAAAATCGCTGATAAGTTTCCATATGATACTAATGTTAATGAACCAAATAAATACAATATACTTAATATTAGTATGCCTGTAATAATAACAGCAAAATAAGCTGACAAACTATCCGAATTAAACATCGTTTGTAATATTACACTTAGTGTAGGGATAAGGTCATCAAATGGAATCGCGTCTATGTTTTCAGCAGTATCAGAATTTTGGTCGGATTTAACGGTAGTCCCTTTCACTTCTGTTGTCATAAAAGTTAAATCTGTTTTCTTTATTTGAATTAATCCATATGATAAAATACTAAACACGAAGGTAAATATACCTGCAGACATTAATTTATAGTCATCTGAAGATGCGCCGGTGCTTATTAATGTTGTGGTCAAAACAAACATACTAAATCCTAATATTATATCCGCCATACGGATACGTTCAAACCGAGCAGTATCATCGGAGGTGAATGCTATCGCGCTACCGTCAATTACCAAATTTTTATAAAGTAATGGAACGGTAACATAAGAAACTAACATTGCTAGCACAAATATACCATAATTTACAGTCGTCTTCATAAAATCGCTTTCTTGTGATTCCGTTGCCATTTTACTATTAATTGGGATATTATATGTATTCTGTTCTTCTTCACTTGCTCCTGTAGGGCTACAGTCAATATAAATCTCTTCGGCATCTCGTTTTGATATGTTATTACTTGGGACTACAATATAACTATCTTCATCAGAAGGGTAATTATCGAACATTGTAGCTACCTTACCCAACTTATTAACAATTTTATCTTTTGACGCAGTATTAATTTGAATAGGGGTTGTAAATATACATATCTTATTGCCTTTATCAGTATAAACAATACAAGAATCTTGTTTTGGTATGACAGAGTTCAATTCAGCTTCAATGGTTGGTTCCTGCCTTTCCTTAATCTTTAATATTTTATCTATATCATTATCATCTGTTATTAATGATGATTTTGTTTCAAGTAAATAACAAGTGTATAATTTGGTTTGATCGCTCGCAATTGTATGTTCTATGACTAGTTCTCCCACAATATTATCATTATTTGTAGTAATACCATCTATATTGTAATGAATTGTTTGGTATATAGACAGATTTGTATGCATGTAATTATATTGAGTTCCTTTCTCGGTATAAAAAAAGTTATTTTCGGATGATGTATTGGGATACGATATTTCAAATCCACCTCGTTTATCAGAAGGTTCTGATGCTTCATTCTTATTTAATGTTACCCGTTGATAGTCTATTACAATTTGATGATTGAATTCTTTATTTTTACTAGGGTAGAAATTTGGCATTATTAATATACTATATAGATTATTCATATAGTTTATTTTTGAATTTTTATCTAAAGGTTAGGAATATACTGGAACAAATTGTTTTCATACATTGTAACTTGGAAGGTGTCATTGTACCCTTCTACAAAAACAACATTGCCATTATTTATATCATCACAACCATATTCTCCCGTACAACTTTTTCCATTCACACTTATTGGTAGTTTGGTATTCAAATTTCCATTATTCGCAATTGTATAAAATTGCCACTTATCTCTTCCAGTCATTATTCTCCGTCCCATCAAAGGAAGAATATTTTGTTCTCCATCATTTCCCATACGCGTTAAAATACCCATCTGTTGGTAATTACTATTTGTTGCTCGTGTTTGAATATTTACAGGAACCGCTACTGGAGGGACTCCGCGAATATCACTTGAGCCACGTTGGTAATATACATCGTGAGTTTTTAATGGAGGCGCATAAGGGTCATTTATTGTATCATTTCTACCGGACATTGGCGTTAACGCGTGATGTATAGGAGGTGGCACTAAGATACGAGGTTCTTTACCACCTGTTCTACGAATATTCATAAAATGTTTGTAAAATATGAATCCTAAACCTATTAAAATAACAATTATTAATAGTAATGTCATGTTCTCTATGCATATAACCCCTGGAGCACATTTTTTTGGCATATTTGCTTGTATAATATTGCACACTATTATATAATGGAAAACGCATTTATTATTTTTTCAAATCCGCCTAACATCTTGACAAATCCACCGGTTGTTAGTGGGATTACATCATTGGTTAAATCGTCTACAAACTCTCCTGTTTTCCTAACAAACGCACTTGGTTTTAATCTACGACAATTGTAACATTTATCTCTAATTGACTTAGGGAAATGTATTATATGAAATCCAAACCGGTCTATTGTAAATCTATCTAATTTTTCTAATAAAGACCAGAGATTTGTCTCAATCTTGCTACCAATCTTACCTTTTCCACCTACAAAATCTAACATCATAAAAACCAACATTGGAATGAAATAGAGAATCTTTCCAATTATTTCTAAGATGTAATAAAAAATACAAGATGTAAAGTTTTCCATCATCTGCAATCCACAAAAGAATGTTGATATACCAAATACACCTACCGAATGAGCTAATTTAGCACCAGATAATGCTCCAATAAAGGCACCTTGAGGAAATTCTATAAACTCTTGACCTACTCCTTCAAATATTTGAAATAAACCCTCTCCAGCACCTACCGCTAAAGTTATTAATATCAAAATAAAAGGGATTGCTGCTCCGAACATTGTTGCTAATATATATTATACATATATCATATATTAGTTTTGTATTGTAATCCAATTACTTACTTTTTTTGAGATTTATATTTTGAATATTTATTCATAAACGCCTCTGCTTTGTCTAATATGGGGTCAATTTTTACCATTGCTTCTACAATATCTCCCTTTAATGCGTTAAATTCAGGATATTCTTCTTTTAATTTTTCAAATTGACGCTTCATTTCGTCCTTCGTTTTATCAGAAAGCTCATTTGAATTTGGCGCATCATCAACGTCTTCTTCTCCCTTTTTTTCTTTCTTAGGCTTCACTTCTTCGTCATCGGCGTCTTCCTCAGGTTCTTCCTCAGGTTCTTCCTCAGGTTCTTTCTGCTCTTCAAATCCCTCATATCCTATTTGTTTCATGCCTCTCTTTAATAAGTTAGTAGCTGTTAACGCTACACACAGAATTACTATCATGTTCTTGCTAAAGAAAGAGGTTAAGAAACCTACCATACACATCAATACAATACCCGTTGTATCATTATTGCTTACAAATAACACGACTTGGGTCAATGTCATAAACAAAAATAAGTATAATACCAGTTGGTTTTGAAGTACAGGGTTGAAGTTATACTTCATTTTTAATAATTTTCCAAAATTTGGTAATTTAAATTGCATTTTATAGAATATGTAACGAAATTAATTGTATCCTAAATAGTTGTCTATGAATCGCTACCAGTTTCATCTGATTCATCACATTGGTAACACGCTGGAATATCTCCACCATATATATCCAATACTTCCTTTACTACTTCTTCGCGCTGAATATCTGCTTTTTGAAATTCCACACTTGTTATACTTGAAGAACGTTTACCTTTGAATTTATCTAAAAAATCTTCTAATCCATTTATCTCTTGTGACCGGTCATATTGTTCTAAATCACCGGTTATTACCATACGACTATTTTCACCTAATCGCGTCATTAGCATCTTCATTTGGGCTATTGTTGAATTTTGCATTTCATCAGCAACTATCCAACAATTCTTAAATGTTCTACCGCGCATATAACCTAATGGGGCGATTTCAATCACTTTATCTTCCATTAATATTGTCACTTCTTTTGGTGTAATAAATGTATGCAATATATCATATATGGGCCTTACCCACGGAGCCATCTTTTCTTCTAATGTTCCAGGCAAATAACCTAAGTCTTCATCGACAGATACAGATGGTCTTGTAAATATCAGTTTTTCGTAGTTACCTAATAAAAAATTTCGCACCCCCCATTCTGTCGCAAATAATGTCTTACCTGTTCCGGCAGGACCAGTTGCTACTACTATCTTTTTGTTCTTACGTTTCAGTTGACTGTGATAATACTCCTGACTCTGGTTCTTAGGAATTGTAAATTTTGATTCAAATATATTCTTTTCATTACCGGATAAATGATGCATATTTTCATAGTATGACCTTTGTCTTGCTATCGAGGTTTCGTTCTCTATATCATGTTTATATTCGTTCAATATTTCTTTGTCATTTTGTTTTCTTGACCTACGACCACGCTTCTTAATATCAGATTTATCTTCACCTAAGTAGTCATCACGGTCAATATGTGAACTTTTTTTCATTTACCTTTATACATATACACCCTTAAATTATCTTGTCTAACTAACCATATGCTATACACATCAGTATTTACATTATTTTTGTGTTATTTCTTAGCAAAACACGCTTACAAATCTAATATAACTGAATTATACAATACAATTTGTATTCAGTAGTAATATTGTGGGGGTTATGATATATCACCATATGCCTATATAAATACTTAAATACAATATTAAGTTGTTAGCATACTCCTTTAATAAATACATTTATTAAAGGAAATAAAAATCTGCCGTCTATATTATTTAGACAACAATGACTGATATTCAAAAAAACGAGCCTTTACTGCAACCTGATGAAAACAGATATGTTATGTTCCCTATTCAGTACAACGATGTATGGGAAATGTATAAACGCTCGATTGACTCTTTTTGGCACACTGGTGAAATTTCACTAGCACAAGATTTGAATGACTGGAAATCACTCAACAATGACGAACAACAATTTATAAAAATGATACTAGCTTTCTTCTCAAGTAGTGACGCACTTGTCACTGATAATCTTGGAACCCGCTTTATGAGTGAAGTTCAACCATCTGAGGCACGCGCATTTTACGCATTTCAAATCGCTATTGAAACCATCCATTCTGAAATGTATAGTATATTGATTGATACTTACATCAAAGATAGTAACGAAAAAACAAAACTGTTCCAAGCTACACAAAACTATCCTTGTATTTCTAAAAAATTTAACTGGGCACAGAAATGGTTAGATGACAAAAATAGCAACTTCGCAACTCGTCTCGTCGCATTTGCCCTTGTTGAAGGACTATTCTTTTCATCTTCATTCGCTGCGATTTATTGGATTAAAAAACGGGGTCTTATGCCCGGTCTTACCTTCTCAAATGAGCTAATTTCACGGGATGAAGCTCTACATACAGAATTTGCTATTTTACTTTACTCCAAAATACAAAATCGCCTTTCTCAAACCAAAATTTATGAAATTGTCAAAGAAGCGGTCGAGATTGAGAAAGAATTTATTACTGAAGCAATTCCTTGTCGTATGATTGGGATGAATTCTAAACTTATGTGTCAATATATTGAATTCGTAGCAGATAGATTGTGTTTACAATTGGGGTATGACAAAATTTATAACTCGTCTAATCCTTTTGATTTTATGGAACTGATTAGCGTTGAATCTAAGGTGAATTTCTTTGAACGCACGAATGCCGAATACGCATTGGCAAATAAGACCGTAGATGATGATGTTTTTGAATTTAAATCTGATTTCTAAATTGGGTTATTTAGTCACAATATCTAATATAATTTATGATTATTTATTATACTAATCATACATTATGGACCCTTGGTATGATTCTTCTATTAATTCTAATGTCCTTATAAAAACCTATATTAATGGATTTTTAGATGTTTCACAGAACTTATCTGCGCGTAATAATCTATATGTCAATGGTGATACCTCACTCAATTCGGAGTTGTATGTCAATGGTAAATCTACATTCACCGATGATATTTCTATAGACGGTGATTTATCACTCAATGGAAAACTTAAAGTGAATGGAGATGTGAGTTTCAATTCCGCTGGACGAGTAGATGTATGTGGTAACTTCTATGCACAATATCCGGATAATTCTATTCCAATTGAAGCCATTATTGGTGATAATGACAATAAAGCGAACAAAGACTATGTAGATGACATTTCGTTGAACTTATCGAATGAAGTTACAAGAGCACAAAGTGCCGAACTAGAGAATGCTAACGCAATTTCGAATAATAAAACAGATACTGATGCTTCCTTCAATCTGAAAGCTGATTTGGTTGCTACTGATAATTCATTTAATATGAAAGCTGATTTGGTTGCTACTGATAATTCATTTAATATGAAAGCTAATTTGGTTGCTACTGATAATTCATTTAATATGAAAGCTGATTTGGTTGCTACTGATAATTCATTTAATATGAAAGCCGATTTAGGCGCTACCGAGGATTCCCTCAATTTGAAAGCTGATTTGGACGCTACCGATGCTTCCTTCAATCTGAAAGCCAGTCTGAATTCTCCGGATTTTACTGGAATACCAACCGCACAGACGGCTACTAGTGAAACTAATACCACTCAACTAGCTACTACAGAATTTATACAGACAAAAATTGGTGAAATTATCGATGGAGCACCAGAAAGTTTAAATACGTTAGGAAAACTCGCAGTCGCACTTGATACCAATGGAAGCGTTTCTAATGAATATATTACCAACTTGGTTGAAGACGTTTCCACTAATTTGAAAGCTGAAGTTATCCGAGCAACAACCACGGAACAAACGAATGCCGAAAATATTTCTAGTAATAAAACCGCTACTGACATTTCATTCCACTTGAAATCTGACCTTGATTCTCCTAGTTTTATTGGGATACCGACCGCACCAACTGCGGTTAGCACTAACAATACTACACAAATTGCTACTACCGCATTCGTGCAGACACGAATAGGTAGAATTATTGACGACGCACCAACCGCACTAGATACATTAAAAGAACTAGCAGACGCGCTTGGTTCGGATGCCAACTTTTCTACCACAATTACGAATATGATTGGCGATGTTTCTAATAATTTGGAAACTGAAATTAATAGAGCTACCACTGCAGAACAAGATAATGCTACCACGATTTCGGATAATCTAACTGCTACTGATAATTCCCTCAACTTGAAGGCTGACTTGTATGCAACTGATACATCCCTCAACTTGAGGGCAGATTTGGCTGCTACGGATACTTCCCTCAACTTGAAAGCCGATTTGGCTGCTACCGATAATTCCCTGAACTTGAAGGCTAATTTGGCTGCTACTGATACTTCCCTGAATTTTAAAGCGGATTTGGCTGCTACGGATAATTCTTTATTGTTGAAAGCCAATTTGGCTGCTACTGATACTTCACTTAACCTGAAAGCTAACCTAGATTCTCCTACTTTTACTGGTATACCAACAGCCGATACAGCTGCTAGTGGAACTGATGATACACAACTTGCTACTACTGCGTTTGTTAATCGTGCGGTGGAATTAGGTAATGATATTGTTGTTCTATCCAGAGATATTTCAGTTAATGGTATCACGGTTGGAAGAGGTTCTGGTGATGTAATTACAAATACCGTAGTTGGATATGAAGCATTGGTAACAAATAACGGTAGTGGAGGGGTCGATAATGTAGCAGTTGGATATGAAGCATTAACTGCTAACCAAACAGGTAGATCGAATGTAGCCAATGGATACAAAGCATTAACAAATAACACATTGGGAAGTTATAATGTAGCCAATGGCGTATGGGCGTTAGTGAATAATATTTCTGGTGGATTTAATGTAGCCAATGGTTACAACACATTAGGGTCAAATGAAACCGGTCGATATAATGTGGCGACTGGATACCAATCCGGATTAAAAAACACCACTGGGGATTACAATACATTTTTAGGTTCAAATACTGATCTACAAAATAGTGGTGATACCTATGAATATTCTACTGCGTTAGGATATGGAGCCACAATTAGTGCTTCTAATCAAATTATGTTGGGGCGTAGTAATGAAACCGTAGAGGTTCCTGGAAGTTTGACTGTCGATGGAGGTTTGACTGTCGATGGAAATGTTGATGTATGTGGTAACTTCTACGCTCAGTATCCAGACAAATCCATTAATGTTACTGCTTTAA